ATATAGATGCTAAAGAGTTAACACCTCTAGCACCTACAGCTTGGAAAGGAGTTTTAAGCTTTGCAGAATTACCAGTAGTCTCCGGTATTAAAGCAGGGATAGTTAACTTAGAAGCATCCTGTGCTCTTCTTAAAAAAGTAGAACGATCACCTTGTAGTTGCTCAAATCTGGCAACAGCTGTTTCACCTAAAGCAGAGTTCATTGTTAGTAATTCAAGTTACCTGATCCAGAACCACCTGTATTCATAAGAGGGATTCTTAAAGAACGAGTACCAAATCTTCTAGCAGCTTTAGTTCCGCCTGATGTTCTTGATCCTGGAGTTCTTTTAGCAACTGCTCTTTTCCTACCAACAACAGGAGCCTTTGCAGTTGCTTCAGGTCTTGGTGCTGGTGTAATAGGTTCTGGTGTTGGTGGTGGCTTAGGGCTAGAGAAAACGCACATTAGATTTGGCCTTCCAGAATGTTGTTTGTAAGCATTGTCTCCTTTTGTCTTGCTTGTTGTTCAATAAGATAATCAACTACTGCTCTTTGACCTGCCTTAAACCAAACTTCTCTATCAGTAAAAGATAAATCTGGGTGACGTTGTGGAAAATGACTATCCAGAGCGTTAATTAACTCATCAGATAAAACAGGAAAAGGAAGAGGTTCAGGTTTATTGTAGTTCACTTTGAGTAAGACAGTATAACAGATATGTTAATTAGTTTCATTATCTAAAAGAATTTCTATGTATCTAATAGCTTTTCTTAAATCTTCTGTACCACCTTTTTTATTCCAGCGGGAAATATATTTAACAACATTTCCTTCACAGAAACCTAGATTATTTTTCGTAATGTATTCAATAGGTTGTATTGCATAACCTTTGTAGTAGTCAGGGTTTATGGAGTCCATAGTGTTACCTCTTGAGTTTTAAAATCATAGTCTCCTTTACGGAGGATACGAGCAAGCTGAGCAGTAAGAACAGCATCAGCAAAAGTTTGTTTTTTCTTTTCGTATGCAGCTACTACTTTGTCCCACATATCAGGCAAAGTTTTAGCATCACCAAGAATCTTTTCAGCTGTAACAGGACCACAGCCAGCAATTCCTTTGTAATTATCAGTTGAGTCTCCTGTTAAAGCCTGAATCATCCAGTGTCTATCTGCTTTCTTCTTAGTGATTAACTCCATGTCATCATTAGCCAGGAGCGTACAGGGAACAGTCCTCATATCTTTATCAGGAGAGACAATAACTGGATTAGGATATTGTTTAGATGTAGCAAGTAAAGCCATAACATCATCACCTTCTAACCCTGTATAACTAGCTGACTTATATCTCTGACCTATCTGTTCAACCATTGCATAAAGAGCTAATGGTTTACGTTTGCTTTTTCTATTGGCTTTGTAGTCAGGAAAGATTGTGTGTCTGAAGGTTGGATACTGAGTGAAACACATCACTGGGTCATCATGATCTTCTGCAATTTTCTGGTAGTACTCAACTCTTCCATCAATCATTTCATGGATGTCACGTTCATCACAGTGAAGAGTATGTAGGTATTCAGTCCATTTAGTGTCTCGTTCACAGCTGCAGCAGGAAGAATAAATTAACCAGTCAGCATCAATTAATAAGGTCATGGTTAAGCACCAAAATAAGTGGACATAGGAATAGAAAGTCGACCAGTGTTTTGGTCATACAAGAGTTTGTCTATGGGTCCGGTCATACCTGTGTGCCTGTTTTTTAAAACTCTTAGTTGTAGTTCAGACCTTTCACCAGGGTCTCCCTGTTGGTTTCTTTCAGCAGAAATACAAAGATCTGATAGCTGAAGAATTGCAGAACTACCTCTTAAATCAGAAGTACTTACCTGTTGTCCCTGTTCATGCGATACACCTTGTGGTCTTCTTAAATGACTAACAAGTATTAAAGCAACACCAGTACTTTCAACCACCTGTCTAAGTTTTGTGCAGGTAATATCAATAGCTCTTCTTTCATCTACATCAGCTAAGCCACTGACCACAATTGTTAGATGATCCAAGATAACTACATCAACTCCTTCTGCTGTAGCCATGTACTGAATCTGTTCTATTAATCTATCTGGATCAAGACTGCCAAAATGATCATAAAGAAAGAGCTTTTCTGTACCAAACAACCTATCAAAAGCTACTTTTAATTCATCTATATCTTCAATATTATCTTCTAAATGCAGCGGCTTATTTAGTTCTATGCCTAATATTCCCTGCATCGTTCTCTGGACTGATTCTTCTAATGCGATATAACCAACCGTCAGTTTATTCTTTAAAAAGTGGTGGGCAAATTCTCTACAAATTGTGCTTTTTCCTGTTCCTGATCCTGCTGCTATTGTCACCATCTGGCTTTTTCTAAAGCCTCTAGTAAATTGATCTAACAGTGGATAAGGAAAAGGACAAACAGAACTTGTACCTTCTTTAGTTAGTTCTTCCCATAAGTCTGAGGCGTTGAGGATGCTATCCGGTCTAACAGGTGTTGCTTTCCACAGCAGACTTTTAAGTTCTTCTGCCTCATCTGCGAGGAGCATTTCGTTAGCATCTTTTCTTGGTAATCTGCATATAGCTGCTTTTCCAGCAGGTAATATTTCAATTGCTTTTTCTGCTGCTTTTTCTCCAGGTTCATCTGAATCGAAGCAAAGAACAATTCTGGAAAATTGGTTTAGCCATTTTAGATTTGCCGCTAAATACTTATTAGCAGAAGGAGCACCAGAGGGAAGGGAAACTACAGGATATTTATTGCCTTGTATCTGACTAATACTCATTGCATCTATCTCACCTTCAGTGATAACACAGAAAATATTTCCGTAGTTACCGTGGTTCCTCCATTTGTTTTGCCCCCATAGTTGTACGTTTTTACAGTCACCTACCCATCTAAACTTTTTATCTTTAAGTCTTAGATGTTGTGCGATGGGTCTACCTTTTTGATCTTCATAGGTAGCTACCTGAACTCGTTCTCCAAATTGTTCTGCATATCCATAGTTAAAAAACTTGGCAGTTTCTTCTGAGATTTTCCTATGAGGAAGTTCTTTATGCTGAACAAATTTTATTAATGGTGAAGTGGTCACTGGGCTGGGTGAGTAATAGGTTTTACGTTTGTGTTTTGTTTCTGTTGGAGCAGGTCTTCTGTAACTACAGCCAAAGCAAAAGGCATGACCATCTGAATAGACAGCAAGATTATCTTTGCTGCCACACTCAGGACACGGTTCCTTTTTGACGTACTTGTTGTCTTCTGTCATTGATTTTCCAATGTTCGATTAGTGCTTGTAAGTCTTTTATCCTTTGCTCTGCATGTTCAATGCGTTCTTTGTTATCCATTAGTACCAATCAGCAGGAATAGTTTTATCGCACCATGGGAAGCCATTCTTATCAGCCCATTGACCATAAGAAAGACTTCTTTTTTTACCTCTGCTAAGTTTTGTCTTAGCATTTTGAAAGCAGAAACGTATATCTAAACTGGGATTTGCCGCCTTAACCGCAACCATTTTTCTTCTGTCTTCTGGGGACAGATAACCTTTGGTTTCAATGATGATCCCATTTTGACTGAGAATAAAATCAGGCTTGTAAGTGCCACGGATGACGTACTTAAGATCCAGGGATTCATAACTAAAGGCAACTTTCTTTTTGGTTAGGTTAGCGGCAATTCCAGCTTCGAATTTACTTCTGTACTTTTGTTTAGAACTCGTCTGCTGCAACGTTTGAGACTGGCATTGGGCATTCTTGGGTTGGTGCCTGTGGTTCTTCCGTTTGAAACCCATATCCAGTTGCACTTCGGGCATATTCAACGTGATGTTTAATCATGACTGCTTCGATCTGGATCTTAATTCCAACTCCAAAAGCAGGTGTTTCCCATCCACTGCAGCGAAGGTTGACTTGTCCTGTAGTACCTGGGCCACATTTGTTGACTAAGGTTTTTTGACTGTCAGACATAACAGAACCATCAGCATTAAATAAAGCTGGTGCTCTGTTCTTCCAGACAGTTCCATCAGGTCTGCTTCCTCCTACCTTTGTCTTAGCTCTGATCTTGAAGTAACCCTTAGTTTCTCCTCCATCAGTAACTTCTTCAAAACCCCAGGGGAGCTGAGCAAGTTTGAATTTCTTATTAGGACTGGCTGCTTTTAGCTGTGTTTTCCATCTTTCAAGAAGACCAGTTAACTGGCTTTCAATTTCCTGTGATTCTTCCTGTTCAACAAGGCAAGTAATTCTCCACTCACCCATTGGATCAAATTTAGTGTCTGGTTCTACAAGCCATGCAAATTGGAATTTTGAAATCGGTGTAGTTAAGTTGAGGACTTCAGATTTAGGATTCATTTGTGAGAATCTGGTAGTAGGTCGGTTGTAATCGCTTGAAAACCTTGAAGGTCTGTCATGCGCGTAAGTCATATTACTGTTCATTGTTCCCTTGTCACTCCTGTTCATGAAAATACATAAGGAGCTGACATAACTTCACTGATATGTAATTCTCCCATGTCTAATGGTGATGGTAATTTAGCTGAATCTTTTAATTGTTGAGCTGCCTGGTTATAAAGATCATCTAATACATAGTCCTGATAAATTTGTACGAAACTTTCTTTAGCACAGTTAATAAAGTCTTCTATGTCTGATGCAGGAGCGCCAAAACAATCGTGGATAGTTGTGAACTGATTTAATCCTTTTGCCTTTGCTTTTTGCAGTGCTAAATGAACATTAGCAGCATCAAGTGAATGAATAAAATTAGCAGGAAAACTCTGGGTTGTTTTCTTTTTATCTAAGTCTTTTGTATTTTCTGCAAGATGTAACCTGACTTTGCTATGACCGAATTTAGTCTCTATTTGTTTACTTTTAGTGATTAAATAGTTTTGTTTAACAAAGAAACCAGAAGGTGTAGTCCATTCAATTATTTTATCTTCTTTCGCAAAACATCTGGCAATACCATTCAGGTAATTCATAACATTAGAAGCAGTAGGACAGACGTTATCTACTGATTCTTTTATCTTTATTGCAAGGAAATGATAGTGCTTAAAACTATCTGTACCCCATGGAAATTCTATTTTTTCTTTTGCAACATAATCTATAATTATATTAGTAATACCGTAGATAGTTCCTGAATAAGGTATGCACATAATAGGCTTTTTGATTAACTTTCTTGTTATCAACTCTCTCTGATTGAACCAGTCCTGTGCATAAATACTGTCACTATCTGCAAGATTAACTATTAAGTTTGTTCTTATATTGTTATATAAATCCTGTGGTTCTTCAGATGCAAGCAGGTTTACAGAAGCAGCAAGATCCTGATCAAGAGTTAAAGCAGCCAGATGCTGGAAACCATTATTACTACCGTCCAGAAGGACAGGATGCCTACTAATAAAACCAAACCCTTCATCATGAAACTGACTCCATTCAAGACACCATGATAAGAACTGAAATGGATCATCAGCTTTAGACCAGAGACCTACATAACTTTCAGGATTACCAGCTACATCAACGGCCATATGTTTGCCTTCGTTATATGCCCATTCAATTCTTTCCTTAAAGCTTTTCTTGTTTAATCCCCAGTGATTTGCTCCAGCAATACCTAACCAATTTGCATCTTTTTCATTCTTAATTGGACCACCTTCAGCAAACTGATGCAGCCCCCTTGATAAATCTGTTGTCTGTGGGTTGAAGGTACCGGACACCGGATAAATTCGTCCGGTAAAATCTGCCTGTGCTACGTGATAAAAAGAACCAGTACTGAACTTTTCTGAGGTATCCAGCATCATCATGCACTGAAACCTTTTAGCTCGGTTATGTGCATTTAGGTCATGGATAATAGAAGCTGCTCTTCTCCACTTCTTACGTGCTAAATCATTCTCTGCTATATCAAATGGCTTAGGTGGTAAAGGTTCAGGTTCAGCATCTATCAAGCAGCCAACAGGAGTATTTGTATCCCAGCAGTAGTTAGCTATTTCTAAAACCTTTTCGTTGACTGACCACTCTGTATTTTGTAAGGCGTTAAGAGCTTCATAGAAAGCAGTTGGCTTCTTATTCCTTAAATCATTTAGATAAATAGTGTCAGAAGTTTTTACCTCTTTTATCCTTCTCAACCTTTCTGAATAGAAACCACCATCAGGCCATTCCCTTGGTTGAATCAGACAAGGCATCAGCAAAGGATAAGCAGCTAATCTATTACTCTTCTGTCTCTTGATCCAGGCCATAGACTCCTCTGTAAATTCCAGATAAGTCTTCCTAGTCTTGTTATGGAAGTTTCCCCTGGTGACCATCTTTACCAAACCAACCGAGTGCATCAGCAGTTCAATCAGTTTCAGGCCAACTCTTAACTTGTCTTCTTTATTCCAGTTTTGAAACTCATAACCATGATTACGCATATGACCCATCATCATGGTTCTTCTATAACCGTGATGCTTGGTATCTGATATATGGTTTTTCAGAACTTTAAATAACTTTGGATCTTTCTTTTGAAAGACAGTAAATCTAAGCTCGTCTTCTAATAGATTTCCAATTTTGATAGCGACAGCTGTAGCAGTAGCTTTTTCACTGCTGACAAGGTCTAAAACAGCCTTCCAGGTGATATATGAAACAACATCTGGATTAGAAAACTGCTGCAGTAGTTTTGCTGCTATCGCTTTTGGACCTGGTTTACCTCGCCAGGCTCTGTCAACAAACTCTTTTATTGCATCAGAGTGAGGCTGTAAACCTGCCTTAATCAGATGAACTGCATAGGTGTTGTCAGAGGCTCTTCCCTTCTCAATATTTGACTGGACTTTTTTACGGTAGGAATCAATGCCTCTTGACTCCATTTCGTTTTCTATTTGAATCTGAATCTGGGCTGGATTCATGGTTAACTCCTTGTTTTTTAAATAAAAACTAAGTTAACCTTACCCACTAGAAATTTTGGTGCGAGTGGCCGGACTCGAACCGGCACGACCATT